GAGAACAAAATGTTCTCTTGCTTAACTTGGGTTCTCTTTCAAAAAGTTAATGTAATCAACAACTTCTTGAAACTTTTCATCAGGAATATCTTTATATGAGTTGCCAAACTTCTCTTTGACACAGATTGTAATAGTAAAAACTACCTAGACTTCGTTACCCTTCGTTAACCTAAAAGTCATTTGTTTATTTTGTCTTTTTAAAAAAGTTGTTGTAGTGATTGGGTATTACTAATGAAGAAACTTATAGACAAACCACCAACAATTCCGAGTAAGGGAACTGCCAACAAAAGAGATACTAACTTTTCTTTTGCAATATTACCTAAACAAAGAAAGACTTTACAGTTCAATAATAAAGCCATTGATAATTATTTACCTACCTTTGGTAATCTACGACACAAAACTATTCCCTTCAATGTTCCTCTTAAGTCACATCTTAAGGGCCTAACACTTCAGATGTCTAAAGCAACTAAATCAAAATACTTTATATTAAGATACTGGTTTCAGAATAAATATAGACCCTACACACTAGGAACTTATGGACCTGGATTTGGTGTCAAAGAAGTTAGTGTTAAACTATTTGATATCCACGACAAACACACAAACGACAAAGGCCTATGGATAATAGACCCAAAGCTTACAAAGATTGATGAAGAAACTAAAATAACTAAATCACAGTTCAAAGATAGCCAGAAAAAAACAGTAAGAGAAACAATAGAACTGCTTTGTATAGCTGGATTTCCTAGGCAGAAAATGGGTGGTACTTTAACTGCTAAAACTATTGCTAATGTTGTTCGTGTTCTTATTGGTTATAGCTGGAGAACTGCTCACTTAAGATATAGAGATCACAATGATGGCTCTGGTTATGTTGAATTCAGAGTGAATAAAACATATTCAAGAAGAAATAAAAAAGCAAAAGTAGTTGATGGTTGGGGAGGATTGTTTAAGAAATTTCCACCAGGAGACCCTAAACATTTTCTATTAGAGAAATCCAAAACTAGAAATCCTAATGGTTACAGATCGTTATATGATGATGACCAATTTGGTAAACTTCTTATGGAGGACTTTAATGTTGGAGCTATTAAAAGATTTGTTTCTGGGTTCGCAGGATATGGAACTAAAATTCAGATATTGTATTCACTCAAAGTGTTGTGGACCTTTGCTAAAGACACTGGATTATTAGGTGATAAGCCTGGACAAAATCCTGTTCTTGAAGTTCCCAACAAAAAGCCTGTAATTACACAAAGAACTCCAGGGTCAGATAGCTCTTTTAAATTGCCAGAACTAGAAAAGATTTATAAGGCCAGCAGAGAACTTGAGGAACAATATCCTTTTCAAGTACAGTTAATTCAGATGGAAATGTTTACTGGGAGAAGAAAACCAGAGCTAATGAAAATCCAAGAACAATATATTGATTATGCAAATAGACAAATACACCTACCAGCTCATACTCATAAGATTAGACAAGTAGATCAATTCATAACAATTACAGAACCAGTGGCAATGATATTAGAGAACTTACAAAGATTAAAAACAGACCCTAGATTTGAGAAGATTAAAGATGTCCCTTGGATATTCCCTGGATTTAGATGGCCCAAAAAGATGAGACATGACATGAATTTTATCAATACAGAGATGACTAAAATGAAGACTGTTCATCACTGCTGGGAAGATATTAGAAAACTTGCTGGCATAAAAGGTACACAAAATATGTTTAGAAAAACATACTCAACGATTGGTAAAGATGAAGCTGATCTATCTTCAGAACATATGATTAGATTAACTGGTCACTTAAATGAAGATACACTAGATAGATATTATTATAAATCTCACAAAGAAGTTATTCAAAAAGATGCCGATAAGGTAGCCACATTATTTGACTTTGCTAAACACAAAAGAACTGCATAAATCCTAGATATCAAATAAACAATCTAGTCATTTAGCCTGCATTGAGAAACGGAGTAAATAATTACTTTTTCTTGCCTAAAAAATCAGGCCAACCTTTCCATTGTTTGATATAATAAGTTTGTGGACTGGAAGGAATGGTGTTTGGTTTTTTTTTAAATTGGATTAAATTTAAAAAATCTACATATCTATTTAGTTTAAATTTTTTTATGATTTTTTTAGCTTCATTGAATTTAACAAATATATCTTTTTTGTATTGGTCGGCAATTCTTCCAGTTCCTAAAAAATCACCAAGTGATACCCAGTCTTTACCATAAACTCTTTTGCCAGGGTACTTGGGTAAACCATAAGGAAGTTTATTTTTTTTTCCAATTATTATGTATTCTGAAAGTGATTTACATTTTAATTTTTTTGCAATCTTCCTAGCATCAGTGTAATTTAGATATTCACTTGACACACCTCTATTAGTGCCCAAAAAATCAATCCAGTTTTTCCAACCCTTGTTTTTATATGATCTGTTTGGAATCGCAGGAATTAAATGCTTATTTTCATAAGATTTATAAAAACTATAATAATCAGCTGAAATTTTAATATTATGAGATCTAACTAATTTTTTAACTTCTTTATATGAGATGAATTTTTTATTTTTATTATGAACTCTTCCTGTTCCAAGAAAATTTCCCCAATCTACCCACTTATCTATATAAACTTGATTAGGATTATAAGGAATATCTTTTGGAATTTTGTTTTGAATTTTGAGTTTTCTGAAATCTTTTAAATAATATATTTTTTTTTGTTGAACATATTTTTTTGCGTCCTCATATTTTCTGAAGTTAACAACAGCAACCTTATCCCAAACCTTTAATTTAATAGCTTTATCAAATTCCTCTGCTTCAATTTTATAAAGACTATTTACTGAAGTTATTCCATCAACTGGAGATCCACCTTTAGGTTTTTTACCTTCTGCTATTACTCTTAAATATTCAGTAATTCTTGTGTCTGTTGTTGCTAAAGCCCTAACGGTCAATGCAATATCATCAAACCCTTGTTCTTCAGCAGCTTCATTAAAATCAGCTCCATCTGGAATAAATATTGGAATTAGTATGTAACCAAATTTTTTTCCTTTAGATAAACGAAGCGCACGTCCAGCAGCTTGAACAATATCAACCTTACTTCTCTTTGGATCAGTGAAAACTACACAATCAATTGCGGGTAAATCCACACCTTCTGTTAAACACCTAGCATTAGTCATTAACCCTTCACCTTCAGCAAAATTTCTCATTTGAATTGCTCTATCCGATGTTGGCATATCTCCTCGAACGTGGAAGGATTTAAGCTTTCCATATGATGGAAAAATCTTTGTAATTAGATCTTGCTGTACTCTAAAGTTATCAGCTCTTCTTATTGATCTATGAAATGATATAGCGTTCTTAATTTTTAGTTTCTTAATTGCTTTTCTTAATGCAATAGCTGTTGCAAACTCTCTTGCTGTAATATCTTTTAATACCTTCTTAACCTCTAGGTATTTATTAGATTCATATATTTCCTGTATCTCTGGTGTTGTTATTCCAAAAGTGATTATTTTATAGTCAGAAATAATAGGTGGCTTTGAATTAATTGCATCCTTAAAGCTTAACTCATACATTAAATCTCCATAATCTCTAGGATCATCCATTGACATAAACTCATCGCTATCCCCTCTAAATAATCTCTCTGTTGCAGTCATAAAGATACGTTTTTTAATCTTCACATATTTTTGATGCAGTAGATGAGCCATCTCTTTAGTTTTAGATCCAACTGTCTTATGAGCTTCATCCATTATACCAAGGTCATACGTAAATCCTTTTGATCCCTTTGCTGTGGCTCTTCCAGATTGGTAAGTAGTGAAGACTACTTTTATCTTTGATGTCTTTTTCTTTAGAAATTGTTTAATTAAACTTGGATCCGTATCAACTTTAATACCAAGATCAGCAGTATCAGTTACATAGTCATCTTGTTCATCTTTTACGGTTCCATCACTACATACACAAAACCATTCAGGTTCAATTCCATTGATTAAAAACTCTCTAGTCCAAACTTTTAAAGTTTGTTGAAGTAGGGCTAAACTTGGAACGGCAACTAATATTGACTTAACTCCCATTTGTTTTGCTATCCAAAATGCAGTTAAACTTTTACCTGTTCCACAAGGCATAATAATTTTACCTCGTTCATTAGATTTAAAATGTTCAATTGTTTTCTTAATAGCAACAACTTGATGAGGCCTAGGTTTTAAAATAGTTGGTTTATAAACTTTACCAACAGTTTTTGCTTTTATTTGAGTAAATAAATCCCCATCATCTAAAGCAAGCCAAGTTTCTAATGTTTCAAAACCAATACTCTTTAATAACTTTATCTTCTTTGGAGGTTTGTTAACTGTTGCACAAACAATTGCGTGAGTAATATTCTTACAATACGTAAAAGCTAAATTGTTAAAAGTAGATAAGTCTCCCTTAACAGTTAATGTTTCATTAGGGTCAGATCTATATTTGCATTGAATGGCCCAGTATTCTTTATCAAAAGTTTCGGCTATTAAATCAATACCCTCATCCGTATTAGGTAAATTTAGTTTCTTTTTAATATTATTTGGTACTTCATTAAGTAAATAAACTTTTCTTAATTTAGATTTATAATGAGGAGCTGTCTCTAAATAGAGTTTGGTTAAATACTCAAAAATATCTCCTGCAAGTTTTGAACGTTTAGATTTAGTAAAGCCCTCTAAAGTCTTGTTTAAATCTTTCCAGGATTTAGAACTTTGAATAATCTTTTTAATATTCATAGTTTAATTTACCATAATTTAATTTAGAATTTAATACTTACTCCAAACAGTATATTTAACTCTTTAATTAATTTTTTAAACGTTTTTGGAAACTTTTCATATCCAGTTGAATATTTTGCTCTTCCATCTCTATTTCTTAATTTTACTTCCCAAGTATATCCATCGGTTATTGCCATTTCATCTTCATATCTTTTATTCCAATTCCAAACATTTAATTCATCAATTCTTTTCCAAAAATACAATATTTTAGATTCATCTAATTTTACCTTTTTTATTTCACCAGGCATCTCTTCATCCATATTCATATAGTCTGATTCTAGATAACCATTTATCAGCTCACATTTTGCAAAGGGTCCGTATGCACCAGCGTCAAAATAAATAACTTCTTTTTTCATTTTAGTTTAACACACTGTGTCCCCTGTTAATTAGACATTTTCTGATCAACGATTCCTTTTTAGTATCCATTGTTGGACTTAAAGACCAATAAACAATATTCCCGACAAAAGTAGAGTTGTCTTTAGCTATTGTTTTACAATGTTGAATATCGTTTGTTATTTCTTTTGCTTGATCTGTATTAAAAGTTCCTGATTTTCCAGCAGTATCTATAACTGGCTTATAACTACAGGCTTGTAACAGTAACATTATTATTATTATTTTTTTCATATTTTCTCCTTTTCAATAAAATTACTAAATTTAGGGGATGAGTTTTAATGAAATAAAAATTAGATTTTTCACTAAAAAAAACCCCTGGAAGAGAGAGATCGACCAAGGGTTAATTTCTTAAGATATGAATAATGAAGGTATAAATGAGAATAATTAATAGGTATAATGAAATAGAATTTATATTTTTCATTAAGCAAAATAAGGACTTTATGACTGTAGTAAGAGACTTTGGAACCATTGAACAAGCATTAGCTCATAGTTTAAAACATTTAAAAGAAGAAGAAGTTAAGGCGGCAACAGGAAAAAGCTTATCTCATTTTAGAAAATGTTCAGACCAATCCAATAAAGATAATGTTCTCCATTTAGAAGATGCCGTCAAATTAGATATTATTCTCGATAGGATAAATGAAGGTACTCCATTATTAAATACCTTCCTTCACGTAATTGATAAAAAAAGAAGTGAAAGTAATAAAGAAAGTTCTATCTCACATAGCATTATGCAAATTGTTTCCCGAATTGGTAAATTGACTGATGTAACTGAAAAAGCTTTAGACCCTGATAGCCCAGGTGGAACATCATTAAATACTCAAGAAAAAGATAAAATATACAAAGCATTAAAAGAAGTAGAAGCTAGAATTGCTTCGCTAAAAAAATCTATTGATTAACCCTCATTCCACCAACTGGACACCTTATTTGAATATTGGTAGGGTTAAGTTATGAAGAATATATTTTTGATTATATCTATAAGTTTTTTAATTGTTGGTTGTGCTTATAAACCTTTAATCAATCCAGAAACCTCTAAAGATCCAGTTACTGGGGAAAGTATAGCAGGTAACTATTGGAAAGATTTGCATGCATGCAGATATATTCATGAACAAAATACTGGTGTGGCAGTCAAGAAACTTGGCATATCTGACAAGAAGATATTTGTTAAAAAATGCATGGAAGATTATGGTTATTCAATCTTGAGATAAAATGGACAAAA